AAAATGCATAGAAGTAATGAAATCAACATTTGATAAGGAGGTAAACAACATATGACAGTATTATCCGAATTAAATACACTTTTGAGTGATATGTCGATACAAACTGAAACAGCTAAATTAAGCGACAAAGCATTAGATGAGTATGTTGTTTTAGTTCCTATATCAGATAACTTTTCATTATTTTGTGATGACAAACCAAAGTATGAAACATCAGAAGTAAGACTATCTATTTTTACAAAAGGAAACTATATGCAATTAAAAAAGAAAATCGTAAAGGGCTTATTAAATAACAACTTTACGATAACAGATAAACGATATGTTGAATATGAAAACGATACTGGATTTCATCATTACAACATAGACGTAGCAAAATATTATGAAATGGAGGAAATGTAAATGGCTACAATAGGTTTAGATAAATTATATTATTCAAAAATTACAGAAGATGCATCTGGTAATGAAACATATGCTACACCAACTGTCCTTGCAAAAGCTATATCTGCTGAATTATCTGTAGAGCTTGCAGAGGCAACTCTTTATGCTGATGATGTTGCAGCAGAAATAGTAAAGGAATTTAAAAGTGGTACTTTAACACTAGGTGTTGATGATATTGGAATTAGTGTGGCAGCGGATTTAACAGGAGCTCAAGTAGATAAAAATAATGTTTTGATATCAGGTGGTCAAGATGCTGGAAGTCCTGTTGCAATTGGATTTAGAGCAAAAAAATCAAATGGTAAATATAAATATTATTGGTTATATAGAGTTAAGTTTGGAATACCTGCAGCAAGTCTTGCAACAAAAGGTGATTCAATTACATTCTCTACACCATCAATTGAAGGTACAGTATTATGCAGAAATAAACCAGATGCAAATGGAAAACATCCTTGGAAAGCAGAAGTAACTGAAGGTGATACAGGTGTAACAGCAGCAACTATAAATGATTGGTACAACTCTGTATACGAGCCTACATATGCAACAACAAGTACACAAACTAGTGGAAAATAGAAACTGGAGGTAAGTAATGGAAACTGATAGAGTAAGTAAAATTAAAGTTGGTGATAAGGAATATGAGCTAATCTTAACAACAAAAGCAACAAAGGAGATAGCAGGAAGATATGGTGGTTTAGAGAATTTAGGAGATAAACTAATGAAGGCTGAAAACTTTGAAATGGCTCTAGGAGAAATAGTATGGCTTATATGTCTTTTAGCAAATCAATCAATTTTAATTCATAACATTAAAAACAAAGATAATCAAAAAGAGTTATTAACTGAAGAAGAAGTTGAAGTCTTAACAACTCCATTTGATTTAGCTGATTATAAACAAGCGATAACAGATTGTTTATATAAAGGAACAAAAAGAAATATTGAAAGTGAAGAAAATTCAAAAAACGTGGAAGTCGAGTAAGTGATGAAGAATTATTTACTCGACTTTTATATTACGGTTTAGCTCATCTAAATCTATCTTATGACGAAGTATGGCTTATGCCTTTTGGATTATTACTAGATTTATGGGAATGCCATAGACAATTTAATGGAATAGCTAAACCAAAAAGAGAGGTCTTTATAGACGATATTATTCCAGATGGGATTTAAGGAGGTGAGTTATAATGGCAGATAATTTCGGATTGAAGATTGGTGTCGAGGGAGAAAAGGAATTCAAAAGTGCTCTTTATAGTATCAATCAAAGTTTTAAAGTTCTAGGATCTGAAATGAAGTTAGTTGAATCCCAATTCAGTAAAAACGATACTTCTATACAATCATTAACAGCTAAAAACCAGGTGTTAAATAAGGAAATAGATACACAAAAACAAAAAATAGAATTATTAAAAAATGCCTTAAATAACTCTTCCGAGTCTTTTGGAGAAAATGATAAAAGAACTCAAGAATGGCAAATTAAATTAAATAACGCTACTGCTGAATTAAATTCTATGGAAAAAGAGTTGAAAACCAACGAGGCTGCACTTGATAGTGCTGGAACTGAAATGGACGATGTATCTAAAAGTGCAGATAAGATGGGAAATGATATAGATGATGCAGGAAATAAAGCTGAAAATAGCAATGGCAAGTTTGAAAAACTAGGTTCAGTCTTAAAAGGAATAGGTGCAACAATGGGAGCAGTAGCTGTTGCGGCAGGAGCTGCGGCAGTTGCTCTAGCATCTAAAGTTGTATCAGCTTATGCAGAATTTGAACAGCTTGAAGGTGGTGTTAAAACTCTATTTGGTACAGAGGCATCTTCGGTTGAAGAGTATGCAGCAAGTGTTGGTAAAAGTGTAGGAGAAGTAGAAGGAAAATATAACTCACTTCTTGCAGCACAAAAACAAGTTTTTAATGACGCCAACAATGCTTATAAAACAGCAGGACTTTCTGCAAATGAATATATGAATACAGTTACATCTTTTAGTGCTAGTTTAATATCATCATTAAATGGAGATACTGAGGCAGCAGCAAGAGCAGCAAATCAAGCCATAGTTGATATGTCAGATAACGCTAATAAGATGGGTACTGATATGTCCTTAATTCAAAGTGCATACCAAGGTTTCGCAAAACAAAACTATACAATGTTGGATAACTTAAAATTAGGATATGGTGGTACTAAAACTGAAATGGAAAGGTTATTGAAAGATGCCGAGAAAATCAGTGGTGTTAAATATGACATCTCTAACTTAAATGATGTTTATAGTGCAATTCATGTTATTCAAACTGAAATGGGAATAACAGGTACTACAGCGGCAGAGGCTGAAAAGACAATATCAGGATCAGCAAATGCTATGAAAAGTGCATTTGAAAATTTACTAACTGGATTTGGTAATGCTGATGCAGATATGCAAGTTTTGGTTAAAAACCTAGCTGACTCATTAAATACGGTTATTAAAAATATAACTCCAGTTTTAAATAATATAGTATCAGTTCTACCAACGGTTCTGGATGCTCTTTTAGGTGCAATAGGTCAAATGTTGCCAACCTTATTAGAGGCAGTCACAGAACTTTTTTCTAGTTTACTTGAAACTATATTGAATTTAATTCCAGAGCTTATTCCAACCGTAGTTACGGCATTAACCACAATAATAGAAACATTGGTGGAAAACCTACCACTATTAATGGATGCAATTGTAGTTATATTTACTTCTTTAATAGAAGGAATAGGAGAGTTACTACCTACATTAATACCAACTGCAGTTCAAGCAATTATCACAATTGTTAATGGCTTAATTGAAAACCTACCGATGCTTTTGGATGCAGCACTTCAATTGATAATGGGACTAGCACAAGGATTAATCACTGCACTTCCAATTCTTATAGCAGCACTTCCAGAAATTATAAATGGTATCGTGACATTTTTATTAAATTCAATACCACAAATAATTCAAACTGGAATAGAACTTCTTACATCGTTAATTGGTGCTTTGCCAGACATTATAAAAACAATAGTTGAGGCAATACCACAAATAATTGATGGGTTACTTACTGCTTTGATGGAGTCAATACCTCTTATTATTCAAGCAGGTATCGATTTACTTATTGCACTTATACAAGCACTTCCTCAAATTATAACAACCATTGTAAATGCTATACCAAAAATAATAACTGGAATAGTTAATGCCTTAATTGGGAACATCGATAAAATTATAATGGCAGGAGTTCAGTTATTTGTTGCATTGATTAAGAACTTGCCTACAATCATTGTAGAAATAGTAAAAGCAGTACCACAAATCGTATCTGCATTAGTTAATGGATTTAAAAATGGTATAGGGTCATTAGCTGAAGTAGGTAAAAACTTAATTCAAGGTTTATGGAATGGTATCAATAATGCTAAAGATTGGGTGCTTGATAAAATCAAAGGTTTTGGTAAGTCAATTCTTAATGGTATTAAAAGTTTCTTTGGTATTCATTCTCCATCAAGAGTATTTAGAGACGAGATTGGTTCAAATCTTGCTTTAGGTTTAGGAGAAGGTTTTACTCAAGAAATGAATAATGTTTCTGATATGATGGAAGATGCAATTCCTACTGACTTCAATGTTGGTATGACTGCTGATGTAGATAATATTGGAATGAATGCTGACTCATATTCAAAAGATAATTTGGTTAGTGCTTTTCAACAAGCTCTAAATGGTATGAGTATAAGAATATCAGAAGACGTGTTTGGAGAATTAGTAATTGATAATGTAGAAAAGGTGGTGTATGGATAATGGCAGAAATAACATGGAAAAATAAATCAAGTAAAGAAATAGAAGGACTTATTATCACAAATACGCCACCAATTACTAAACCAAAAATGAAAGTAGATAAAATCGAAATCGATGGTAGAGATGGAGATATTATAGAAAAAGTAGGATATGAAAGTTATACAAAAAATGTAGGAATAGGACTAGCTAGAAATTATGATATTGATGAAGTAATAAAATACTTCACAGGAGATGGTGAGCTCATATTAAGCGATGAACCAGATAAAGTGTATATTGCTAGTATATTTGATGATGTAGATTATGAAAGACTGTTACAAATTAGAAAGGCAACAGTTAAATTTCATGTTCAACCATACAAGTATTTAAAAGATGAAAGCAAGGTTAGTTTAAGTATTACTACTCAAACATCAGTTGAAGTTGAAAATAAAGGCTTAGAAGTTTCTAAGCCTATTTTTATGCTTGAAGGTTCTGGAACAATTGAAATAGCAGTTAATGGAATAAACATATTTAAATATACATTCCCAAATGGAGAAAACAAAGTAATAGTTGATAGCTTAAAAGAAGAGGCATACTTGGAAGGAGTTTATAAGAATAGAAATATGCTTGGAGAATTTCCAAAACTAGAAGTAGGAAATAATACTATTTCTTGGACAGGAACTTTAACCAAAATAGAAATTGAACCGAAGTCGAGGTGGTTGTAATGATTAAAGTTTATGATGCAGACGAGAGATTATTTGACCACAATGGATTAAAAATATTACATCCTAATAAAGCAGAAGTCTTTATAGAAGACAATGGCGACTACTATATAACTATTGAATCATCAATTGAAGACTTACCATATCTTCAAGAAGGAATGATTATAAGAGCAAAAACAAGATGGGGAGAGCAAGGATTTAGATTAACTAATCCAGAAAAGAAAAACACCAAAGTATCTGTAAAAGGATATCATCTTTGGAAAGACTCTCAAAACTATGTAATCGTTGATTCAAATGTCGTTGATAAAAATTGCAATGATGCATTGGATCATTTAAATAGTGCTTGTGATGTTGGTACACCTTTTACAACAATATCAGATATTACAAGGATTAATTCTACTAGAGTGATTAGAAAAAGTTTAGAAGAGGCAATCTCAATCGTTGTTGAAAAATGGGGAGGACACTTATATAGAGATAACTGGGTTATTGGAGTAAAAGAAACAATAGGAGCTGACAGAGGCATTGTAATTAAGTATGGAAAAAACTCAACTGACATAGAGGTTAAAGAAAACTGGGATAATGTAGTAACAAAAATACTCCCAGTTGGTTATGATGGAATAACTTTGCCAGAGGTTTATCTTGAATCAGCAATGCAATATTCAATTCCTTATACAAAAGTTATTAAATTTGACCAGGATATAAATCAAGATGATTACAAAGATGGAGATGGAAACCTAAAAGAAGATGAGTATAGAGAGGCATTAATATCTGATTTAAGAACTCAAGCAATAGCATACCTTGAGGAAAATCAGTACTTCAAATGTAATTATAAAGTAAAAGCTCATATAGAAGGTGTAGTAGATTTAGGAGATGTAATCGTAGTAGAACATGAAAAGCTTGGAATAAAGATAACAACAAATGTAATCTCATTAAAATATGATTGTATACGAGATAAATACACAGAGATAGAGTTTGGTAATTTTAAGACTCAATTAAAGGATCTTGTTAAAACTATAAAAGGAGATACAAAGGAACAAATATCATCAGCAAATGAAGTGGTTAAAGTAACATTAGAAAATGAACTAAATGAGGCAACCTCTAAAATATGGGGTAAGCTTGGAAACAGCTATGTTATTTATGAAGGCGATAGGATTTTGGTGGTTGATAGTCTACCAAAGGAAAAAGCTACAAACGTAATGATGATTAACGCTCAAGGAATAGGATTCTCTAATACAGGAATAAATGGAAGATTTAATTCAGCTTGGTTAATTGATGGAACTTTAGATATGCAAAATATCAATGTTATCAATATGACTGCCAATCAAGTAAAAGGTGGTACTTTCAAAGTCGGTGCAAAAATTAATGAGGCTGGTAGAATTGAAATCTATGATGTTTCAAACAGACTAATTGGAACATTCGATGAAAATGGAATATGCATTTATGGAAAAGATGGAAGTAGAGTTGTAATCAATCCAGAAGAATTTACTGGGTATGACCATACAGGTGCTAAAGTTTTCTGGATGAATGGTGATGAGTTCCATATGAAGAAATCAGTAATTGAAGAAGAAATAACATTGTGTGGTCTAGCAAGATGGCTAGGAATACAAACAACAGATAATACAGGAATTGGAATAGTTCCATTAACATAGGAGGTGATTTGATGGCAAGTAGTGGTTCATTTAATACAAGTAGTTATAGTGGCAGGTATTTAACATTTAACTGGAGCATAGCTTCACAGGATATAGGAAATAATAGAACAGTAATCAACTGGTCAGTAGTTGGTGCTGGTGGTTCAACGACATCATGGTATAAAGCAGGTAACTTTAAAGTTGTTATAAATGGAAGTACTGTTTATGAAACAGGGCAAAATGATAGAATAAGTTTATATAATGGAACAACGGTAGCAAGTGGACAAGCGACTATAGGACATAACTCGGATGGTACGAAATCATTTAGTGCTAGTGTTGAGGCTGGTATTTATACATATGCTAGAAATGTTAGTGGAAGTGGATCATGGGCATTAACTAATATTCCAAGACAAGCTAATTTGACATCAGCACCAGACTTTAATGATGAACAAAATCCAACAATTAATTACTCAAACCCAGCAGGTAATAGTGCAAATAATCTTGATGCTTGTATTTCACTTACTGGTTCAAAAGATGATGTAGGATATAGAGCTATATCAAAAACTGGCTCGTCATACACGTTTAATTTAACAGAGGCTGAAAGAAATGTATTAAGAAATGCCTGTACAACAAGTAACAGTAGAACAGTTACTTTTTATTTGCGAACAATAATAGGAGGAAATACATTTTATTCAACAATATCTAAAACCTTAACAATAGTAAATGGTAATCCAACTTTTTCATCTAGTAATGTTTCATATAAGGATAATAATAGTACAACAACCGCAGTTACTGGAAATAATCAACAGTTGGTACAAAACCTCTCAAAATTATTAGTAACAATAACTAATGCTACTCCAAAGAAAGGTGCTAGTATAAGTAAATATGAGGCAACTATAAATGGAGTAACAAAAACAATTACTTCAGCAGGAAATATAGACTATGGTGTAATAAATTCAAGTGAAAATTTAACATTAAGTGTAAAAGTAACTGATAGTAGAGGAAATACAACAACTGCTACTAAAACGGTTACTTTTTTAGCATGGTCATTACCATCAGCAGTGGTTTCATTAAAGAGAAAAAATAACTATGAAAATGAAACATATTTAACAGTCAATGCATCGTATTCAAGTGTAAATAGTAAGAACTCTATAACGATTACATATGCATTCAAAAAGTCCACAGATAGTTCATATGGAAGTGCAACAACTATAAGTAATAATACCAAAGTAACTATGAGTAAGGACAAAAATTATGCATGGAATTATCAAATAATAATAAAAGATAAATTTGGGACAACTACGTATAATGTTACACTTGCAAAAGGAAAGTTTATATTATTTGTTGATACTAAAAAGTTATCAGTAGGAGTGAATTGCTTTCCAACCAATAGTGAATCATTAGAAGTCAACGGATGCCAAGTATTAGAATACGATGTTATCTCAAGTTGGTAGGAGGTTTATATGAGTAAGGCTATTCAATTAAAAAATCGAACAGGAGAAAAAATATATCCTTGTCCTTATTATCCTATTGGTGCGATTTATATGTCTGTTGATTCAACTAATCCTGGTTCAATCTTTGGAGGAACGTGGGAAAGAATAAAAGGTAGATTTTTATTGTCTGCTGATGATGGTTCATATAATGTAAATAATACAGGTGGAGAAGCAACACATAAATTGACAGTCGCTGAAATGCCTAGCCACACACATACTATTACTTGGGCTCAATATAGTAAGAGATATAGTGAGGGTACGAATGGTGCTAATAATGGACAAGAATTTGTAGGAGGTTCTGCAGATGAAGGACATCAATTAGCAGCATTTTGGTGTTACGACGGAAATGAACGTTCAGGAAAAATACAAACAGTAGGTAGCAGTAACTCTCATAATAATATGCCACCATATCTTGTTGTTTATATGTGGAAGAGGGTGAGCTAATGAGTAAAGCTGTTCAATTTAAAAACAAAACAGGAGAAAAAATATATCCATGCCCATATTATCCAGTAGGTAGTATTTATCTTTCTGTTAATAGTACTAATCCTGGTTCAATATTCGGTGGTTCTTGGGAACAAATAAAAGACAGATTTTTATTAGCTTGTGGCAATACATATTCAAACGGAAGTACTGGTGGAGAGGCAAAACATACACTGACAACATCAGAAATGCCGAGTCATACTCACGCTCAAAGGTCTAGAGGAGCAACAGGAGATATAGCGGCAGCAGGTTCTGCAATTGGTGCAGAATTTCTAGGAACATCATCAAATAGTATTGGTAATACATTCGCAACGGGTGGAGGTGCAGCTCATAATAATATGCCACCATATTTAGCAGTTTATGTATGGAAGAGGGTGAGCTAATGAGTAAAGGTGTTAAGTTTAAAAATTCAAATAATGAGGCTATATATCCATGCCCATTTTATCCAGTTGGAAGTGTATATATATCGTTTGTGAACACTAACCCTTCTACTTATTTTGGTGGAACATGGGAACAAATAAAAGATAGATTTTTGATTGGAGCGGGAAATAAATACAGTCCTGGAAGTACTGGTGGAAGTGAAACTCACTCACACGCTTTATCAAGAAAAGGTGGAGCAAACATGAGAAAATATGCTAATACATTTTATCAAGGAGAATATACAACAGCAGGGACTATGCCAAAGCAATCTGACGGTGGTACATGGTGGTTGACAACAGCTAATGCTGATAGTAGCTCTACTTCAGATCCTGGAGTAAAAGGTGTAGGTATTGGATTATATGGAAGTACGGACGATAAGAATGTATTACCACCTTATATAGCAGTTTATTTATGGAGGAGAGTTGCATGAGTAAATCAATAAAATTTAGAAATAATACTTATTTAGATAGTAGTTCAATAGTTCATAATAAAGAACCCTTGAATGAAATAATAAATACTCCAATTAAAACAAGTGCAATGAATACATATTATGCAAAGAAAAATCAAGAAAACTATATTAACTCGATTAAGTTAGGTAAAGGAACATGGTTAATAATTGGAGAATGGAGATATGAAGGATTTGATGCATCAACTTGGACATCGATGATAAATACCACTTATTCTGGTGCGTCTTCAAAGTATGATAATGACGGATATGTAAATGAAGAAATTACAGGGTTGTTGGTTAATACAAGTAATACAGAAAAAACTATATATCTAAATTTATGGCCAAGATTAAAAGACATCCAAGTTAAATCTACAATGGCAGCAGTTAGGATTAAATAAAGTAGGAGGAAAATAAATGAAGTCAATTTTTAATTTTATAACAGGTACGGTACTAACAACAGTAGTGTACTTTTTAGGAGGTTTAGATGTGGCACTAAAGACATTATTAGTTTTCATATTACTCGATTATGTAACAGGTGTATGTGAAGCAATAACGAATAAAAGACTAAATAGCATAATAGGTGCTAAAGGAATAATTAAAAAGATAGGTTACTTGATAATAGTTGCTCTGGCAGTTCAGTTAGATACTATAACTGGAGAAACCGGTGCAATTAGAACTCTTGTAATCTATTTTTTCGTAGCAAATGAAGGAATATCAATTCTAGAAAATTGGGGGGCTATGGGATTGCCATTACCTAAAAAAATAATTGAAACATTAGAACAATTAAAAGATAAGAATGGAGGAAATTAAAATGGAAAGAAAAGGATTAGATATATCATCTTATCAAAAAGGAATCAACTTTGATGAAATAAAGTCAAAAGTTGATTTTTTAATTTTAAGAGCAGGATTCACTGGTTGGGGTGGAGATGGTACTAATAAAAATAAGGATAGTTGCTTTGAAGATTTTTATAGCAAGTCAAAAGCAAGAGGAATACCTGTAGGTGCTTATTGGTATAGCTGTGCTAATACTTATGAAAAAGGTAAAGCAGAAGCGGAATACTTATATAATAATTGTTTAAAAGGAAAACAATTTGAATATCCAATTTATATGGATGTTGAAGAAGATAGACACC